CAGCTACTTGAAAGCATAGAGGTAATGCTGCAAAATGGTAACTCAATACACCCAGACTCAGTCATTAGAGGAGCTATTCGCATAGCAATAGGAATGGATCAGTATGGAATGCCAGAGGGATTAGACACTCCAGAGAAACATGAGCAGTATTTGAAGGATATAGGTTTAATTAATATGAAACAATATAGAGTATGGTTTGAGGATAAAATAGAGGAGGAGTTGGGATTTTGGTGGTATTGTTACCTTGATGGTAATGGATGCCTGCAAGATTACAACTATCCAGATGATATGCCGGATACATTAGAATGGTTTATTGAAAATGGTTATGAAGTAGAGGAGGTGACAAATGGCTGAGGAGGCAAAAATGGCATTATTTACTTTTGCAATGGGATTTTTAATAATTGGAATAGGATTAATTTATAATTACTTTAACGAAAAATGACTGACATAATACAATACATTGAGGATAATGACCTCAAAGCGCGCCACAGATATAGACACTACACTTACAAGCGTTTCTATCTTTACAACCTACTTAGAGAGGAAGGACTTACACTGTATGAGATAGCGGCAATGTTTAACAGAGATCATGCAAGTGTGATACATGGACTTAAAACTCACCATGATCTAATCTCAATTAAGGATAAAATATACCTTGACTATATTGAGGAGCTAATGTTAATCTTTGAGAATTATAATGAAGATCATAACCTTGTTGATGACATAATGAACTGTTTTTGTTTAAAACAATTACGAAAAATTAAATTTAGAATTAAGAATAATCTCTACAAAGAATTAAATTTGTAGTCCATACTGTTTTGATTAATTATTTGTTTGACCCTCTTTGCTCTGCATGGAGGGTTTTTTTATAGGTGTAAACCACTGTAAACAGTTTACAGTTAAAGTGTAAACCAAAAACGCTGTAATTAACTGAAAATCAAATCAATAACTCAAATTTACTGTAAACTTTACAGTATTTAGGTTATCAGTTTTTATTTTTACTCAGCAGAAAAAAAATAATTTTTTAAAAAAGTGTAAAGTTTACAGTTGAAACGCTCTGAAACCCCCGTCATTACTGAAAAAATGACCTAAAAAGGTTTACAGTAAAAGTTTACAGTAGTTTACAGTAGTTTACAGTTAATAAGTTTGTTAATAATGTTTATAAAGTATCTATTTATCTATTAAAAATATGTTTAATTTTGTTCAAGGGGTTGTCGGAGGCATCCACTTAAAAGGTTTTTTCTCGTTCCTTTCCCCCTATTTTTTTTAAACGAGATGTAAATAACGAGAATATGATTACAAAAGACTATTTAAAAAAGTTAGCAGGAATAGGTTATAGCATAATACCTTGTGATGCTACAAAAAAGCCTCAAGAGTTAAAATGGACTGAGCAAATATGCAAGACTACAGATGATATTGATAAACTAAATGCACCTCTTTATGGTTGCAGAGCAGGATTCAATGATGTTGAATGTATTGATGTTGATCTTAAGGTGCTCCCATCCCTTCCAGATAGACAAAAATGGTGGGATGAGTATATATCATTCCTAAGAGATAATATCTCAGACTTTGATGAGAAGGTAGTCATTGCTAAAACAATGAAGGATGGCTATCATATCATCTATAAATGCACAGCTCATAGTGGTAATACTAAGATAGCCAAGCTTAAAGGAATGAAGGAGGCTATTATTGAATCAAGAGGCAAGGGTGGACAGTTTATCCTGTATGGTAACTTTTATGGTATGAATGAATACCATGATATTAAGTACATTACAGAGGAAGAGAGAGAGATTATTTGGTCTATTTCGAGGACTTACAACTATATTGAAGAGGTTAACCTGGATAAACCTACTAAAAAAGAATATAAGGTTAATGATAATGAGATAAGTCCTTGGGATGATTATAACAATCAAAGCAACACAATAGATCTTATATCAGATGAGTTTAATATTGTAAGAAACACTACTAAGAATTACATCATAAGACGGCATGGAGCTACTTCACCTCACTCAGGATATGTGTATAAAGATAGTGGATGTATGTATCTATTTAGCACAGGAACAAACTATCCTGCTGAGAAGTTATTAAGTCCATTTGCTATCTATGCTCATAAGTATCACTTTGGTAGCTTTAAAGAGGCTGCAAATGACTTATATCACAAAGGCTATGGAACTCGAAGAGTGCCAAAAATTGATATAGAGGATAGACCTACAGTTGACCTTGATAAGTTGACATTTCCTATTGATATATTTCCTGAGAATATTCAACTATACATCCTTGAGAGTGCTAAAACATTAGGTCTATCTATTGATTACATGGGTAGTTCATTCCTTTGGCTATTATCAGTGATAGTTGGTAACTCATTGAAGCTCGAAGTTAAGACAGGATGGGTTGAGAATGCAACAGTTTGGATTTCATTAGTAGGTAAAGCAGGGATAGGTAAGACTCCAAGCATTAACCAAATGATAAGACCATTGGAGGTGATTAATAATACTCACATAAGACGTTATATCAAGGAATATGCTAAGTGGGTAGAGTATGATAAAAAAGATAAAAAGGATAAGGAGCACTCAGAGGAGGTAAGAAAGCCTAAAAAGACTCAATTTATAGTGAATGACATTACACTTGAGGCATTAGTTGACTTGCATGAAGAGAATAAAAATGCAGTTGGAGTGTTTAAAGATGAGCTGGCAGGGTGGTTTAAAGACATGAATAAATATAGGGCAGGTTCTGACCTTGAGTTTTGGCTATCATGTTGGAGTGGTAAGGCTGTAAGTATGAACAGAAAAACAGCTAAGAGTTCATTTGTTGATAAACCTCACATCCCTGTGCTTGGAGGTATCCAGCCAAGTATCTTTGATCAGTTTAATACAGAGGAGAACAAAGAGAATGGATTTACAGATAGGATGTTAATAACTTTCCCTGATTTGTATGTTGATACTTACAATGAAAATGAGATGGATGACCGTATCTTAATTTGGTATGATGAGTATGTTGTTAAGTTTTTTGATACAGTTAAAAGAGAGTGGGTTAAATACAATCAAGAGGATGATATTGAGCCTATTAAGGCAATACTATCTCCAAAGGCTAAGATACAATGGATGAGAATATTCAATAAGATTACTGAGATGCAGAACAGTGATAGTGAGAATGAATATATGAAGTCAATGTTGCCTAAGCAAAAGAGCTATATCCCAAGATTTGCACTCCTTCTCAATGCTTTATGGAGCTATGATATTGAAGAGAATGATGGCTCTTATAGTTTGATAGGTGCAGATGCTATGTTGAAAGCTGAGAAACTGTCTGACTACTTTATTAACATGAGTAAAAAAGTTAAGATTGAATCACAGGATAAAAAGGATATGAAGTATATTATTAAGGCAGACCAAAGCATGAACTCATTTGATAAATTTAAGTCTCTTTATACTCAAAATAAAGACCTTAATCAGTCAAGTGTAGCTGAGATATTGGGAGTATCAAGGCAGACAATTAATAAATATATTAAAAAGATAGAGAATGCTGACAATAACCAATGAAGATAACATGGAGCTAATGGCTCGTTATCCAGACAACTACTTTGACTTGGCTATTGTTGACCCGCCTTATGGGATTGATGCTGATGTTAAAAATAGCACTAATAAAATGCAAACTAAAAAATCTGCAACAAAATCTAAAAAATATGGTTCTCAATTATGGGATTCAGATATTCCTACGGATGAATATTTTGATGAGTTAAAAAGAGTATCAAAAAAACAAATTATTTGGGGAGCTAATTATTTTGGGTTAGTTGGTGGAATGATTTATTGGCATAAAAACGTAACAATGCCAACTTATAGCACTGGAGAATTGGCTTGGGTTAGTTGGTTAAATAAATTAGATTTTGTTAATATAACTTGGCACGGAATGATTCAACACGATATGACAAATAAAGAAACACGAATACACCCCACACAAAAACCAGTAGCTCTTTACAAATGGCTCCTTGACAAATATGCTCAGCAAGGAGATAAGATACTTGATACTCACCTTGGCAGTGGTTCAATAGCAATTGCCTGCCATGATTACGGCTTTGACTTAACAGCCTGTGAACTTGATAAGGAGTACTTTGATAAGGCAATGCAGAGGATAACTAATCATACTAATCAATTAAATTTATTTATATGAAAAAAATTAACAAAGACAAACTCAATGCTCTAATGATGGAGCAGTTGAAACAGAAGTATCCTAACATGCCAGAGGCATACATACCAAAGACAGATTGGACAGATAACTCTGCTAATGCCTTGACAAAGTGTGTCATTGCATGGATACAGTTCATGGGCGGTCAAGCTGAGAGAATAAGCTCACAAGGTCAGTACAGGGAAGGAGCAAAGATACAGGTTGGTTCTGGCATCATGGCACACACAAAACAGTTACCGGGAAAATGGACACCCGGACAGTCAACCAAAGGAACTGCAGACATCTCAGCTACTATAAGAGGGAGGTCAGTTAAGATTGAGATTAAGTATGGTAAGGATAGACAGTCAGATGTTCAAAAGGAATATCAAGCCTCCATTGAAAGGGCAGGAGGTGTGTATATTATTGTGAGAGACTTTGATAGTTTTGTTGAGTGGTATGAACAATTTACATTAGGGATATGAAAATACTTAATTTATACGCTTGTTTGGGCGGTAACAGATACAAATGGAACGAAGTAAGCGAAGATATAAAAGTAACTGCGGTTGAATTAGACTCGGAAGCAGCACGTTTATACAAAGAACGTTTTCCGAATGACACGGTAATTGTAGCTGATGCGCACCAATATTTATTAGACCATTATAAAGAGTTTGATTTTATTTGGAGTTCACCCCCTTGTCCAACTCATTCAAAGGTTAGATTTACCCAAAAGAACCAAGATTTTTATAAACCTGAATATCCAAATATGATGTTATACCAAGAAATTATTTTTCTTAAACACCATTTTGAGGGTAAGTATTGTATTGAAAATGTAATTCCATACTATGAGCCATTAATAGTTGGACAAAAAAGAGGTAGGCATTTATATTGGACTAACTTTTTGTTGCCCAATGATATTGCTGAAAGAAGCATGAAAGGAGTTATGTGTGGTCAGTCAAATGATGAATTTAAAAAACTTTGCGATTTTCACGAATACGATTTTACAAAATATAAAGGTGAGCAAAGTAAGACTAAAATGGCTCGTAATTTAGTAGATTTTGAAGTGGGAAAAACAATACTTGAAACCGCTTTAAATATATTTAAAAAATCGGACATTAAACAAACTTCAATATTTGATGAGATATGAGAATCAAACTAAAAATGCCAAAGTTCAAAGTAAAGTTGAAACATCTTAGGAAGAAATATAAACACCCTGTAAAGGGCATTAATAACGAAATAGATTAAATTATGACATTAGACTCACATGAAATTAGATTAGGTAACTCATATAAGATTGAGTTAGGTGATGGAACTTATAAGATTGGACTCATTAACTTAGAGGATATTGAGAGCTTATTAGATGATGAAATTGATGACTTTTATCAGGCTCTTGAGCTTGATGAGAATGTATTATTAAAATTAGGTTTCAAACAAGTTACTGATAGAGTATTTATGAAAGGTGATTTTGGTGTTGAGTTAGGATTTTTTAATTATTTTCTAATTAAAGTTGATGGTCATGTATTAAGAATAGGTAATAATCAATACGTTCACCAACTTGAAAATATGTACTTTGCACTGACTGGAGAGGAACTAACATACAAATGTTAATAACTTTATTTTGTACTTATGCAATCTTTTATTAACTTTGATGCAATAAATAAAAACAGTATGGAAAAACAAATCAAAACAGCGACTGAGAAAATCAAGGAGCTAAATGAGTTGAGTAACACACTCACTCTACACCAAAAACTACACCGGGCAAAGTTGGCCATTGGTAAGGTAACTAAGAACGCTATGAGTCATCACTCAAAGTACGCTGACCTTAATGCTATCCTTAGCACTGTTGAGCCTGTACTCTTAGAGAATGGCTTGCTACTTATCCAACCTATCCAAGGTAACAGTGTGTGTACTCAGATAGTAGATATTGACTCAGGTGCAATGCTCGAGTCATGTATGGACTTACCTCAAGGTATCACACCACAACAAATGGGTAGTGCAATCACTTACTACAGACGTTACACCCTTCAAAGTGCTCTCTCATTGCAGGCAGTGGATGATGATGGTCAACAGGCATCTAAGGAGACACCAACTGAGACTAAAAAAGAGTCATTGTCAGATGCACGTTTCAATAATGCTCTTGCTAAGATTAAAGCTAATGAGTACACAGTTGAGGAGCTCAAAGATAAGTTCTATCTAACCAAAGAACAGGAGGCACAACTATGAAATGGCGTCCATCACAATTAGGTAAGCTCATGACTAACTCCAGGAGTAAGTCTGAGCTATTGTCTGAGACTGCTAAGTCTGAGATTAGAAAAATTGCAAAACAGGACTTCTTTGGATACAGCTCAGACATTAAGACTAAGCCAATGATCAAAGGAACTGATTGGGAGCAGGATGGTATTGACTTACTCAATGATGTTCGTTTCACTAAGAAATACAGTAAGAACACAATCAGAGTAACTAATGAGCTCATGTCAGGGTGTTGTGATATACTCATGGATGAGGTGATCATTGACATCAAGAGCTCTTGGTCATTAGAGACCTTCCCGGCAACACCATCAGAAGGTGAGAACTCAGATTATGAGTGGCAGGGTAGAGCATACATGTGGCTCTATGATAGGCCATCATTTGAGTTAGTGTACACCATGTATGATACAGATGATACTCTGCTCACTGATTGGGATAACAAATCAATTCATAAGGTCAAACACATACCTGCACACCATAGGGTGACTGTGTTAAGATATGAGAGAGATACAGCCATTGAAGAACAAATAAAAGAGAGATTAATAGCATGCTCTGAATATTATGCTCAATATGTAAATGAATTAAATAATAAATAATTATGTTCAACACAACAACAGCACCAATGGGAAATAATAGTACCCACGTGCAACTAAAAACAGAAGTAAACAAGGTTTACAAAACAAATGATTTGTCAATGTTCAAATCTATTGATGGTAACAGAGTTCCAAACTTACAACACATTAAGCGGTTAGCTGATTCAATTCGTGTTTATGGAATGAAATGCAATCCAATTTTAGTAAATGAAAAGATGGAAGTGATTGACGGTCAACATCGTTTGATGGCTGCTAAAGAAGC